CAGCTATTTGTTTAAGAGAAGCACGGTTTACCTTAGCTACTGTTTTCTTAATTCCAAGTTTATCCGCATAAAGGTTAATAATTATATTTTCTTCATCAAGACCGGTAAGTGAAATACAACTATCAAATGTTTGAATACCTTCTTCGATAAGAGTATCACGATCACTACCGTCAGCCCAAATAACATCTATTTCTGGATAAGCTTCACTAAGTTCAATAGCCTTATCTTTGTTTATTTCTATTACTTTAGTGTAAATATTAGCTTTAATAAAGAACTCGATAAGGTAGTGAGCGATTTTACCTGCTCCAATAATTAAAGAAGATGTTATTTTCTTCTCAAGATTATCTTTATTTCCTAATAATTTATAGAATCTTTTTAAATCTTTATTAGCCGCAGTTATATGTACCTTATCTCCGACTTCGAAAACATAATCTCCTCGAGGCACAAAAACTTTCCCATGACTTTCAACTAGACAAACTAGAGAAGGGAAGTCTATTATTTTTTTACTATCGATTAAAGAAACACCTTTTAATATGCTATTTTGATGAATGACAACTTCTAGAATATTAAATTTATTAGCAGAAAAACTCTCTACTTTTGTAGCTGTAGGATACCTAAGCATATAAACAATCTGTTTAGCAGCTTCAAATTCTGGATTAACCATTAAATCAATCCCAAGCGAATTTTTAATGAATTCTTTCGTTTTAGAATATTCCGGATTTCTTATACGAGCTACTGTATGTTTTGCACCCATTTGTTTAGCAGCAATACAAGAAATCATATTAATTTCATCGCTAGTAGTAACAGAGATAAACATATCAGCTTCTCCAGCACTTGCTTCAACAAGATTATCATAGTTTGCTCCATTACCTAAAAGTCCATTTATATCATAAGTTTCTACGAGTTTTTCTACTCTTTGTTCATTAGTATCGATTAATGTTACTTCTTCAAATGTGTTAGAAAAATCGGCACATAATAATTCTCCAACTTTTCCTCCACCAACAATTACTACTTTCACAAAAAAAACTCCTTTTTTATAGATATGAATATTATAGAATTATTATGAGATAAAGTCAACGTATAGGAAAATAATCAAAATAAAAGGTAGAAAATTAACTTTTTTAACAACAAAATAATTAGTTATAACTATAGAAAAAATAGGCTTCTTGTGATATAATTATAAAAGGGAAATTTTATCGCTTTTCCATCTTGTAGTTAATAATTTTTGGTTTAAAGGAGGAGTAAAGTGGCAAAAATTTCTAAACAAGATATAGATTATATTTTTGAGAATATAGATATAGTCAGTTTAGTTAGTGAGTATATAAAACTGGAAAAACGTGGACAAAACTATTTAGGTTTGTGTCCTTTTCATAATGAAAAAACTCCATCTTTTACTGTATCTCCTGACAAAAAGATTGCCCACTGTTTCGGATGCGGAAAGGGTGGAAATATATTTCAATTTGTATCATTAATAGAAAATATAACATACAATCAAGCTATTGTTAAATTAGGCACAAGGTTAGGACTTAACTTAGAGTCAAATGATAATAAAGAAGTAAGTTATGATTTAAACAATAAACTAGATTCTATGTATTATGGTCACTTATTATTAGCTGACTATTATAATTATATTTTATTAAATACAAAAGAAGCGCAAGGGGCTTTAAACTATTTAATAGATAGAGGCCTGTCAATAGAAACAATTAAGCATTTTAATATTGGATACGCACCTAGAGATAATAATATTGCATTAAACTTTTTTAAGTCTAATAATTTAAATCTAGATGCAATGGTTGAAGCGGGACTACTAGGAAAAAACGATAATAATGATTACTACGATGTTTTTAAAGATAGAATTATGTTTCCAATTAAAAACAATCAAAATCAAGTTGTAGCATTTTCGGGAAGAACGATGTCACAGGATAAGCAAGTAGCTAAATACTACAACACCCACGAAACTAAAATATTTGAAAAAAGAACTGTATTATATAACTTTTCTGATGCTCGTGCTTTTATCGCAAAAGAGAGAGAAATTGTTCTCTGTGAAGGATATATGGACGTAATAAAAGCTCATCAAAATGGAGTAAAAAATGTAGTTGCTTTAATGGGAACAAATATTGATAATAACAAATTAGTTGAAGTGTTAAATTTAGTTGATAAAGTAACACTTAGTCTTGATAATGACAAAGCAGGAACAGAAGCACAAATAGATATTGGGAATAGAATTATCCAAAAAATTGATAATGTGTATAAGCTAAAGTTTACTGGTGCTAAAGACTTAGATGAATTTTTAACTGAAAAAACATCAAAAAATAGTGAGTTTGATACACAAAGTTACGTAGCTAATAATAAAGACCATTTTATAAAGTTTAAAATAGATTATTGTAACAATGAATCAAAATCAAATATCGAACAAAAAATAAAATTTAAAAATGAAATATTAAAAAATATTGCATTTATCGGTGATGAGTCACTAAAATATATACTTCTTACATATCTTTCAGAAGAGTTTGATATAGATAGACAAGTTTTAACTAGAGAATTAAACAAGTTCCCAACTCGTAAGTTAAGAACTACTCAAGAGTGGACTGCACCGGAAAAACCACTTAATTTATTTAAAACTACAAATTATGACAAAAAAGTATGTAGGTTATTTAAATACTTTTTTGTGAGCCGTGCTGCATTTATTGATAATTTTACAGAGCTAGAACAATGTAAGTTTAATCAAGAAGTATTTGAAAGACTAATAGATTATTTAATTATATATTATAATAATAACTTAGATTTCAGAATTCATAATTTTATTCACAGTATAGAAAATACAGAAGACGAAGAAGTTGTCAGACTAGCAACATATATAGATGAAACAGACTTTTTGATTGAAGATGAACCACCTAAAGAAGTCATTAGAGATTATATAGATTATTTTAAAAAACGTGAGATTTCATTGGAAAAATTAAAAGAAATGTTGAAGATTGCTATTCAAGAAATGGACGTAGAAGCCCAAAAACAACTATTAGAACAATTAAAGGAATATAAGAAATAAGGAGAAACGAATGGCTAATAAAAAGGTAAAAGATTTTGAAACTATAAAAAAAGAATTTATAGAAAAAGGTAAAAAACAAGGTGAGCTTACTCAAGAGGAAATACTAGATGCTTTATCAAAATTAGACGTTTCTTCTGAAGCAGTAGACGATTTTTACGAAGAGTTAAATCGTGAAGATATCATTCTTATAAATGCTAACCAAGTTGAAGAAGAAGAGGAAGAATTAGACTTAGAAGACCTATCTGTACCAGCTGGTATTCGTACTAATGACCCTGTAAGAATGTACCTTAAAGAAATTGGTAAAGTACCACTTTTATCAAAAGAAAAAGAATTGGAACTATCTAAAATCATAGAAAATGGTACTGAAGAAGAAAAAGAACAAGCTAAAAAAGATTTAGCAGAAGCAAACCTACGTCTTGTTGTAAGTATTGCAAAAAGATATGTTGGTCGTGGAATGTTATTCCTAGACTTAATCCAAGAAGGTAATATGGGATTAATTAAAGCCGTAGAAAAATTCGACTACGAAAAAGGATTTAAATTTAGTACATATGCTACATGGTGGATTCGTCAAGCAATAACGCGTGCTATTGCGGACCAAGCTAGAACTATTCGTATTCCAGTACACATGGTAGAAACTATTAACCGTCTTATCCGTGTTCAAAGACAATTACTTCAAGATTTAGGTCGTGAACCTAAACCAGAAGAAATTGCTAAGAAAATGAACATGACACCAGATAAAGTAAGAGAAATTCTAAAAATTGCTCAAGAACCAGTTTCATTAGAAACACCAATTGGTGAAGAAGATGATTCACACTTAGGAGATTTTATCGAAGATAAAGAAGCACAATCTCCAGTAGAACATGCAGCAAATGAGTTATTAAAAGAACAACTAGAAGAAATTTTAGAAACTCTAACAGACCGTGAAGAAAATGTATTAAAATTACGTTTTGGTCTTAAAGATGGAAAAACTCATACTTTAGAAGAAGTAGGTAGTGCATTTGGAGTTACTCGTGAGAGAATTCGTCAAATTGAAGCAAAAGCAATAAGAAAACTAAAACACCCATCTAAGCTTAATAAGCTGAAAGGGTTTATGGAATAGGTCGTTAAAAGGTTGATATAGTAGCGATTGTAGATTTATAAAAACCGTTGGTGTGCATTTAATGTGCAGCGATATTTTATATATTAAAAACCATAAGAATATATACAAAAAATTAAGGCAGTTATTTAAACTGCCTTTTTAAAATTCTATATCTCTAAATACGTCTAATTCTTTTTGCTTTGCTTTTTTTGTTTTGTGAACATACACAGCTTTTGTAATCTCTGTACCTTTGTGTCCTAATCGAGCCGAGATTAATTCTAACGGGATATTCATATCCAGACATAAACTAGCGTGTGTATGGCGTGTCTTATGGAATGTGAATTTAACAGAGTGAATATTATCTCGAGTCCATTTACTAACAGCACTATACGAGTTGTAATCACCGTTATACTTAGGAAATAGTATCCCGTTATTTGTGTAATAACTGTGCATATCAGCCTTAACTTTATTCATCTCAACTCTATTGTTAAGGATCTCTTGACATTTATTGTTAAGTGATATAATTCTGTTAGACTCATATGTTTTAGGAGCTGAAATATTTTTAAACTGGTCTATCGTCTTATCAATTCTAAGTGTGCCATTTTCAAGTATGTCATCTTCTGTTAATGCCAAACACTCGCCAATTCGCAACCCGGAATTAATCATGAAGTTAATCATGTCATGATAATACTGATTGTTTTCAACTTCTTTTAATATCTGTTCTATCTCTTCTTTTTCGAAATATTTTCCGTCATAGTTAACTCTGTGTTCTTTAAAATCTAATTTATCTAACCACATTATATTATCAATGTAATCTAATTTATACATCATTTTTAGTACTCGTTTAAAGAACTTTAAATAGATGTTGTAACTATTATTCGTGGTAGCTATTTTTTTAATCAATGTATCTAAGTAAAGCGAATTAACATTTAATAACGGTGTATCAAAATTAGTACGTTTCGTTTTGTTGACACGGCTCTCGTATAATTTGTAAGTGCTAATTTTAAAGTCATCCTTAGTTTTCTCTAAGTACATTTCTAGTGCTGTAAAAAATGAGATCCTTAAGTCAACGAATGTTTCTTCTTTAAGTTTTTTCTTACGTAAAATTTCACTAGCTAATTTGTCGTTTTTCTTATCCAACAACACAGATATTGTTTTCGTTTTTCCTAACACATCTTTTACACGTGTTCTATATAGATATTTACCATTTTCTTTTTTATCTATCCACATATTTATACAACCTTTCTTTAAATATTGATTATCTTTTAAAGGTATGCTACAATAGTGTTATGATGAGGGTTGAAGCACACCTCGACTTAACCTATAAGGGTTAAGTTAAAGACTTTGTAAACATTGATAAATTTATCACAGTTGAACTCACAACTCTTGGCGGGGCGGTGAGTTTTTTTGTTATACTATAGTTACTCCATATTTGAAAGAAATAAATTCTAATATTCTATTTTCCAAGTCTTTTGGGATATTCAACAAGTCAAAAACATCCTTACCAAACACTTTTTTGTTTTCATATTTCTTTAAAAACATTACAATATCGGAATAAAAATCCATACTCATATTAAATAGGTTAACCAAAGGGAGTGTACTAAGTATAAGAGAAAAAACGATACTTTGTCGATATTTAATATCAGAGTTCCTATTGTAAGTTAATGTATAATTTGAATATTCTCCAATTTTATAAAAAATCAACTCTTTTGGCAGGCTATGCTTAATTAATACCGTTGGATGTGCTAATTTATTTCTATATGATTTTATCATATTAAAGAAAGAGCCAAATAAATATTTTTTTAATTCAATATATTCTTCATCATCTGTTGTTTCATTTTGAATATACAAAAGTTTATTAACTATATCTGTCTTTTTTTCACTTTTCATTATTTTATATAGATTTATGCTATCTGACAGATAGATGCTATTAAGTACAACCCAAGGAGGTATGTAATTCTTGTTTTCAACATAGTATTCAAGACTTGTATATTTGATTGGGTTAACTATGTGTTGTTTTATTTTGGTTAGTGTTCTAGTTGCATCGATATTTTCAACATAATTTTCTTTGCATAAATAATCATTAGGGTTATTTATATCTTCGTCTCTTGTTGTATCTGTTCCGAAGTTACTTGAAATAGTGTTGCTTAAAGTTGTATTTAAAGACTGCTCTACAAATAAGATATACTTAAAGAGTAGTGATGATATATCCATATTTATTCTGTGAAATAGCATTAATTCATCCGCCGTTGTATTTTGAATAAACCTTCCGTTATCATTAACTAAACCAGTAGATTTTAGACCTTTTCCAAGAGTAGAATAAGATATGTAATCAATCATATTACCCAAAACAAATAAGTCATTTTCATCAGATATAATTACATTTTTACTAATTAATTTTTCGAGTAAGTCGTCTTTATTAAGAAATCTTGGTTCATTAGAGTAAATTGCCAAAGAAAAAAAGCCTCCTTTCATTCTATAGAATGATAAGAGACTTCTCACGGTGGGCATAGCCCTCTAATCTGTTTATCATTCTATCATTTTTTTTATAGTTTGTCAATCACTTAATCTAATTTTTTAACTTTATCTCCGACAGATACTTGTTTATTTTTAGCTATCAAATTTTCGTTATCTTTTTGATTAACATTTATTTTTTCATAACCTATATATGATTTTAAAATAGAATTAGCAAAACTTGGTGGCAGGTCATTTCTAGTAGTTTTTCTAGCTATTACGTAATGTCCGTTATTTTCTGTAACCTCAAGTGTTGCTTTATTCTCGTCATAAGTACCTAGAAAATTCCCTGATAAATCTGTTATATCTGATAAAGTTTCATATATAACTATTTTATCGCCCCTAGCTACATTTTTTTTAGGTGTGTGAACAACAATCGTTGTATCGTTAGGTATTTTTACAACTGTCCCTATTTGTTTATTATCCATAATATTTTATCCTTTCTTTATTAATAGTAAGATGTGTGATATAATTAAATTATTGAGCGAGGTTCGCTCCACATCTTAAGTAATTTTGAGAGTAATATTGTTATGTGACGATTTAATAATACTCAAAATGGACTTACTGGTTGATAAACTCACAACTCTTGGCGGGGCGGTGAGTTTTTTATTTATTCAAAATAATTAGGGTATGCAGCGTTTCTGTTAACTTCTAATAATTTATTAGTTTTTTCTTGGGAATACAGTCCGCTTTCTGGATTGTATTTGAAATAAATAGCTTTATAGATTGTGCTATTTAACGTTATGTTATAAATTAACACACTACCATTATCAGTTGTGAGAGTTGCCCCGTTATCTAAATAAACTTTTAAAACTTTGAATTTACCTCTATTCCTTTGATTGAAGACAAAATCGTGAAACTGTCTTTGTGATAAGAAATTAAAATCACTTACCGTCATATCCATTTTATAAACACCGTCAGTTTCAACAGTTATTTTTCCTGGATCTAATATATTAGACACTCTCTCAATTCCCTTTTGTTCAGGTGTTTTTTCCTGTGGTGTTTCTGCTTTAGTTGAGCTACAACCAGTTAATAACATTGTAGATACTACAAGCATCTTAATTAATTTTTTCATAATAATTTCCCTCCTGTCAATTAACAGTAACTCTCGTATTGTAATTGCATTGCTGCTAAATGTTCTATTGATTTATGATTTTCAAATAATGTAAAGAACTGTTTAACATTTCCCTTACCAAAGTTAAATACTATTTTTTTAGCGTCGCAATTATCTATAAATAAATTATATTGATAGTAATTTATTAGTCTAGTACGTAATGCGTTTTTGCTACACCCGAAAGTATTTAACATTCTACCAAACGAATATTTTCTATATAGACATTCTTCTAATGCTTCATCATTAATAAGTAATAGACTAGCACCTACATTAGCTTCTATTTCGTGTTGTGTGTGTCTATCTACGTCAGAAGAAAAATGTCTAGGGGTATCTTTAAAATGCAATAAACAATGTGTTATTTCGTGCATTAAAGTAAATACTTTTCTTTGTCGTATTCCTTGATTGTTAATGGTAATTATAAAATAATCATCTAACTTATCTGCGAAACCATCAACCATTAGTTTATTGAATTTAGGATATTTGATAATCACATTCATATTGTTTTCACAATACTCACTAATATCATAATGTCTGATATGTGATATTGGTTTATTATAATGTTTTGCAACCTGAGAAATAAAAGGATATATTTCATCTTTTATCCTATAATACTCAGAATGTGCGATATTGAACATCTATTCACTCTCCTTTTTCTTACGCTCTAATAACATTAAGCGATACATATTTTGATATCTTTGTAATTCATTTAACATCTCTTCAGCATCTTCTTTTGAAAAACCTTCAGTATTAATTCTGAACATAGTAGGGTATTCTTTATTTTCTCTACCTAATAGATAGTCAGTAGTAACGTTAAAATAATCTGCTACTATTGTGATTTTATCTATTGAAGGTTTAATATTATTCCATCTATATAATGTATTTTTTGGAAAACCTACAGCTTCTTCAATTTGATTAAATGATACTTTTCTTTGATTCGCTAAATATTTTAACCTTTCATAAAGCATTGGTATAACAACCTTTCTAAGCCTTACAAAATATTTTTTAACAAATATGTTAAAAATCTATTGACTATATTTAACACATATGCTAAAATTATTATTGTAAGTTAATAAATTTGTTAACAAACTAACTAAACTAATTGATTTTAAAAACGCCTGCCAAAGTGAATTTAACAATTATTTGTTAGTGTCTTTAACATACCTATATATTATCAAATATGTTAAGAAATGTCAATGAAAATTAGCTAAATTTGTTAACTTACTATCTTTGAAAAAGAAAGGAGCTTGTCAATGACACCAGAGTTACAAGAGTGGATTTGTAAAGTTAGGGTTGAACTAGCGAGAAAAAATTTAACAAGAACTAAGTTAGCACATGGTATTGGAGTTTCAAAACCCGTGATTTCAGATTTACTAAATTATGGCAAGGGATCACAGAAGGTAATAAACAAAATAAATGCTTTCTTAAATATTAAATAGGAGGTATGAAATGTTAGAGACAATATGGTTAAATCCAGAACGAGCTTCTAAAATCTTTCCTAACATTGGAACTACAAAATTTAATAAGTATAAAGATGAATTTATAAAACTATGGGAACAAGATTATTACCCTAGAGAAACTTATTTAAAAGAATGTAACGGGATAGAAATTAAAGCTTTTGTTCACTATCTAGCTTGGAGAGATTATTTCCAGGATAGCAATTTAATTAACAAAGTAGAATTATTTAAAGGAGTATGGCAATGAAGCTAAAAATAAAAAAAGATAAATTACACATTATATATTGGACAATCGCTGTAGTAAGTGTATGTTTCCTTACTTTAACAAACATTGACTGGAGACAGATTGCAGGATTTTCTACTGGATTTGGTTTTTTAATTCAAGGGATCTTTGATAAAGATTTCAGTAAAAAATATTTTTAGGAGGAATGTATGAACAAGTTTAAAAAATTATTCTATAAAAGAGGATTTGAATTAATAGATGATATGAACGGCGAGTTACCAATAAAATCTACAATTCATAGTGCGGGAGTTGATTTCATAGCTAGTCAAGAAATTGTGATCCCTGCATTTAGATTTAAAGGTGAAGCAACTTTAGTACCTACTGGACTAAAAGCCTTTATGCCAAAAAATGAATGTCTATTAATATTTGCTAGAAGTAGTTTACCAGTTAATCGTGGTCTAATAATGAGTAATGGTGTAGGGGTTGTAGATTCAGACTATTACAACAACTCTAAAAACGAAGGACATATATTATTAGAGTTTAACAATTTAACAAACAAACATTTAACAATTAAAAAAGGTGAAAGAATTGGACAAGGTATTTTCTATAAAGTGCCTAAAGTAAGTTATGGAGTTAGATTAAAAGGAGATAAGCGTGGTGGAGGATTTGGAAGTACAAATAAAGAATAGTTTTAGTGAAAAACAAAAGGAAATGCTAAATCATCTAAATGATTATGGTGTAAAGGTAGAACCTTATGTTAAAGAAAAATTCCCTACAGGATTTGAAAGTTATGAATTATTTGAAGTACTAGCAGAATATTTCACTCACACAGCTAAACTATTAAAACAAAAGTATTTAGAAGAGGAGTGTTAGCTAATGAATATTCCTAATTTCAGAGCATA